TCTTTGTATTTTGTAACTGATTCATCATCAATTAGTGCTGACACTTTAAAAGTCATCTGGTCAGCATCCAACTCAAACTCGTTTCCATTATTTGCTTTAACTGATTCTACAATCGTTGAATCAGGATGAGTTCCTAAATCTATCAAATACGGTTTCATTCTTTACACCTTAATATGTTACACCTTGTTGAGCAAGCGATTTGTTAATCCCTTCAGTTACTCCTTCAGTAAAAGATTCTTTAAGCCTTTCTAAGTTTTCTTTTGAAAAGTCTCCAACACCTTCAATAGATACATTAAACTCATTGTTAAACGAAACATTTTTAGTTTTTGAAGATGGAGCACCATATAAATTAGTTCCTGCCCAGGAATCTATCCATCTATTTACTCTATCAGTTAACCCAAGATTATATTTAGGCATTTTCCAAGATATTCTATAATCCATATTCAAGCCAACTTTTTCAGCTATCCAATCAATCCCTTTAAGTAATCCATTTAATGCGTCAATTATTAAATTTACTGAAGATTTTACTATACCATATCCTATTTTAAAAGCAAATTCAAAAGCACTAACCAAAATAGAAATTATGGCTGCACCAATCTTTTTAAACCCAGTTTTGAAATCACCATGAAGAAGGTCCATAAACCCTTGTCCAATAGTCCTAAAAGCTTTCCCTAAATTCTCCCACAAATCCTTAAAATCTTGAGTTATGCTTACAAAATAGTTCTTCAAATCTTTCCAGGTTTCTTTCCAATTGATAGCCCAACCAGCAAGAAGAGCAACTATCACAGCTATAAGTGCTGCAGGTAGACCAGCTATTGCTGACAGTGCTGCACCTGCACCTTTAATCATGGCACCAAACAAACCTTTAAATGCTATTTTTGCTGAAATAACGAGTATTCCAATATTGGCTAACACGCTAAGTATTTTTGAACCGACAGCAGCAAAGATAATAGCTTTAGCAGTAGCTTGCTGTTGAGCTGGTGTCAAGTTTTCAAACCAGGTTACAAGAGACCTTAAAGCGTTGGTTAACATGTCAAATATGCCTGCCTGGTCCATAGCTTGAACAAAAGAGTATTTTAAAGCTTCAAACCCACCTTTTAGTTGCATAATTGATTTATAAACAGCATCAGTCTGTGAAACCATATTCATATAACCATTAATACTCTGCCTAATAAATCCAAATAGCGTATCAGATATTTGTCTAAATAGAAACATAGTGGATAAACTAACGCCAAAGAACCTTTTGAAGAACACTGTAGATTTAGCCAGTTTAGCGTTCCATCTTTTAGCATACAATATGTTGTCTTGATATCTTTTGGTTATTTTAGCCATCTCAACATTGAAAGGGATTAAATGACTTCTCAATCTATCAAGTTGCATGCGTTTTGGCAGGTTGCTCGTAAGTAATTTCTTTTTAAAAACAGAATATCCAGCAATCATATCCTTGTAGGCATCGTTCCACTTTTTTGATAATACAGCTGTTCCAAGAAGTTTATCTGAAGTAGCTGTTTTACCCAAATCCTTCATGGATTTGTTGAGTTCTCTATAAGTATTTTTAGCTACTTTTTGTAGAGCTTTCACTCCTTTAGTTGTTCCAGAATAGATATTCAACAAAATATCAACTTTGTATGTTGCGTTTGATTTACCTGCCATTTTCATCTACGCCTTTTAATAGCTTTATCCTCTTCTTTCGCTTTGTATTTAAGGAAATCTAACAGTTCAATCACTGAATCAAGCGGTTCTGGTTCAAATTTGAGTTCCAAATCAACTTTCATATCTCCAATAGTTCCTGTTATCTTTGCTGATTTTCCTGTCAAATCTGAAGGAAGTTTCTTGAACTCATATAGCAAGAACGCCAAGGTTCTTGCCATATGTTTCTCTTTGCCAATCCTGTTAATGAGTCCATGTAATTTATTGATTGGATTTTCTGCCATTTCCTAATTGTTCAAGCAATTTATTTACATCCTCTACAGGAATCTGTTTTATCTCGTCTTCAGTTACTCCTGGAAACTCGTAACTTAACACCGATTTAAGTATTCTAATAATTGATTCTGTTTTCTCTTCAGGTTTCTTTTTATCATCTTCCAAGTTTAACAAATCAGGCATTAAATCAACACCAATCGGCTTAACTTTAATCTCCTTGCCTAAAAAGTTTACTTGAATAAATCTTTTCCCTAACAAATTAGTCAATTCACTCATTCATTTCACCCCCCAAAGTCTTTTTGGTTCTTTGTGTTTGTTTATCTTCTTGAGTTTGGTTAACCAGACCCATAATAGACATCTCATAAAAATCTAACAAAAACTTAATGCTATGCCAATAACTTCCACCCCATTCCTCATCAGCGAAGTGTTTAAACCTTAAAAAATGTTCTTTTGGCATAGCACTAACTTTAAACGAAATCTCTTCCTTACCATCCCTAACCCTTGTTTCTACACCTTTCTCATCCATTTATATCACCTTTAGTTTACTGTGAAGACTGTGTTAGCAGTGTCACCAACAAGGATATTTGGATTACCTTCCGAATCTGTTGCATTCAACCTAAATTTAAGAGTTCCACTTAACTCGTTCTCACCATCAATGCTTCTCTCAAAAGAGATTACTTCAACATTCTTGAACAAAATCTGATACTTGTCAGTGCCATCATCAGCTTCAAAACCAATTGTGTGTGGACCACCTTTAGTATCAGAAGTTAATCCTGCACCGAAAAATATTTCGTCCCAGATTGTTGCTTCTGAAGGTTTAATCGCTACTTCCATTGAAATCTCGTAAGGACTTTGTGGTTTCTGGATTGTTATTGAAGCTCCACCTAACAAATATTTTGTTTCAGTATCAAACTCTCCACCACTAATCTCAAAGCTGTAAACTTTGGTTGTTATCTCATCAGTTTCAGCAGTAAAACTGGTTGCTGAACCGTCATCTTCCTTTAAATAAAGTTTTATGTTTTCGCCAAAAAATGCGTCTGCCATTATTTTCACCTCATAAATTGTTTAATAATGAACGTAATCGTGCCATACCTGTTAGTATAGCCCGTTCCTTGTAGGAATATGGTGTTCCGTTTCGTGTCATACCGTATCTGTTCCTGTCATAATTCGCATAAGCTGAAGGTTTGCTGTCATCAGGAGCGTTCCCACCAATATCATATACCTTAACAGCATACGAATGCGGTGTCATTTGAACTACTCTAATAGCTCGTTCCAAAGGAACACCACCACTTCTTGTATGTGGACCATGTCTCGCTGTTTTTTTGTTATAACTATAAGGGGCTGCAGCAACTCTAGCTCTCCAGCTTTTAGCTATTGTTTGAGCTGTTTTGTTTAAGACTCTTGTTGCTTTTTTCTTAACCTTTCCTTCCTCTCTAACAGCTATCTGATTAATTACATCTGTGATTTGCTTAATATCTCCAGCACTTGTGATTGTGATTTGATAACTTGAACCCATTTTCAGTAGACATATAATAAGGATAATGTTTTAAAATGATATATCTTACCATTAGCTTCAATAACCTGGTCCGAATCAATTTCTTCAATGTTGTTAGGTTTTTTACCTTGGATTTTTGTTGATTTTAATAAAGTGTAAATTTGGTCTGATAACTCATCACATTCTTGAGTAGTTTTAGTATATACTGTAACTTCAACCAAAAAGTTCTCAGTAAAAACATCATTAGATAAATTAACTGTTCTTTGAGAACGACGAATGTCTGAAATTACTATAAACGGAAAAGTGATATTCTTTTTAGGATATGAAGAATAAACTCTGTTAGAAACTGAAGATATGTTGGTCTTCAACAAATTCAATAAATCTATAAATACATCTTTCTTACTTGGCATACAGCCACACCTCTCTTAGGCATACAGCCTTTAAATGGCTAAAATGGTTAAAACGTGTTCCCCTTTATATTTAACCTTACGAATGTTTTTCGGTTTGATTTCTGAACCGTCTACAACAAAAATATCTGTGTTATTAACAATAACATCAGCACTTATTATGATTGCTGAACTCAAATCTTCAGTTATACCAAACCTTTCAAGCAAAAGATACCTATCAAGCGAACCACCTACTACTGCTTTAATGGTAGTCTCTGTAGCTGTTTCATCAATGATTTCACCATAATCGTTTGTTGTGGGAGTGATAGTTCTATGGATAACGTCCTCGCCATAGTTTTCAATTATCCTGTTAAGCGTATCTTTTAGGCTCATTGTCTAAACTTTGATTTACTCGTATATAAATTTTTCGTTAATTCGTTAATCTCTGCTCTTAATTGAGCACGGTTAGCTAACACTCCTGAATAACTGCCTCTTAACTTGATAGCACCTAAATCTATCATATCTGAATCATCATTGCCTGCTTTGGCATTGACAATCATTTTTAAAACATCCATAACGCATAAATCAAGGATAAGTTTGTTAGCTTGTTCAGGAATAGGGTCAACACCATAAGTGTATTCAACTTTAAGTCTCTTTAACCCAGCTAACACAGGGGTTTTTAGTTTGATTATACCAAGGTCTGCATCTTCAATAACATACTCAGTAACTTGAGACCAAGCTGGTGAAAATTCGTCTGATTCGTTAACATAAACTGATGTGATTGAAATGATAGGAGCATGAAGCAACTGGATTCTGTCAGAACATTCATACATGTTAACTTCTTCAGTTACAGAGTTCTGACCAAAAGGTCTGCCATCTATTTGACTGACATAACTGGTATTTTGGTTGATTGTGTTGGTAGCAAATGTGCTGTCAAGTTCAACCGTCCCTTTAAAATATTGTTCAATATCAGTTTGAGTTATCATTTTGTATCACCGTTAAAAAATAAAAAAAATAAAAAAATTTAAAAAGTTTTCGGTTTTACGCTGAAGTGATTACACAAATAGCATTAGGTTCTAAAACACCGACACCATAACACTCGTGTGCTTCAAAAGTTACTGCTCTATCAAGGATGCTGTCTTCTTTCCATCTAATCTTTGCTTCTTGCTGATAAGCTACTGCAAATGCGTTTGGTCCAAGCATTATTGCTTTATAAACAGTTATACTGTTTTCAGTATCACTCTTAATAAAGTTGTTTACATAAACATCTGCACCAGCAATCAGTCCAATAAAACCGTTTTCAACAGCAACAAGTTTGTCTCTAATAACATTACTACCACCATCAACCAATAATTTCTTAATAGATTTCTCTTGGTTTGGATGGATTACTAACACTCTAGGCATAGCGTTCTGTGCTTTCATTAAAGCCATTGCATCAATTATTGTATCTAAATCAAGAGTGTCGTCTGAAGTAATTGTGGTATTATCTTTGTCGTTAACATATTTGCTTAAACCAGCTCCATTTAACAAAGCATCTCTGATAACTTGTTCCTTCTTAGCAGCTAAAGCGTAAGTTGCTCTCTCAACTATGTCTGGAAAGATGAACTTTAAACCGCTGTTTAGTTCTTTCTCTGATACCTGATAAGCAATACCATATTCTGTAAATGTAATCTCAACTTCACTATAGGACAATGCACTTACTGGGGTTGCTACTCCTTCAGTTAACTCTCCTGCTGTCTCATAAGCGTTCTTTGGAATGTTTATCTTCCTAACATTCTTACCAAGACCTCTGAAGTCTTGTCTACCGAACTTCTCTAAAACTACTTTCTCTCTCAAAGCCTTAACCAACTTTTGACTCCAATACTCTGGATTAACATATTGTGCAGTCGCATCGTCGGTCTTGTATATGTTTGAGTCAATTGCCATTTATTTCACCTCTTATTAATTTTAATAAACATTATTTTTTTGCAGTTTGCCAAAACATTTCTACTAACTTCTCATCAGGAATGTCATTAATATCTTTAGGTTCAAAGTTTTCTTGCTGAATCGCTTTCAAATCAACAGCTTTCTTTTCACCTTTAATGGTATTAACTACTTCCTCTATCTTCTTATCAAGCATAGCTTGCAAGTTGTTTATCTCATCTTTAAGTTGTTTAATCTGTTCATCTCTTTCTGTTATCTGTTCAGTAAGTTCTTCCTTAATTTTGTTGAACTTTTCTTGTTCCTCTTTCAAAACAGCTTGTTCAATGTCAGACAACTCTTTTTCGTCAATTACTTCTTCCTCAACTTCTTCTTTGGGTTGTTCTTCCTGTTTCGGTTCTTCAGTTGTCTCTTTAGGTTCTTCTTTAACTTCCTCTTTAGGTTCTTCAACAACTTTTTCTTCAACCTGTTCAACAGGTTGTTGTTCCACTTCCTGTTTTACCTCTTCAGACATATTATCACCCCTTTTCTTGGATTCGTTGATTAGTCTTCCTCAAATCTTCTTCAAGTTGTTCAATGGTAGGCAGATATTCCATCTCATACCAATATTCAAAATCATATTCAGCTTTATCTCTCAAATATTTTTCATACTCTGGAGTTGTCTCAAAATCAAAGTTAGGTTTTAATACCCTACTGCCTTTAATCCTAATCTCTTTAAGTCGTTCATTGAGCTCGTAAGCTCTTTTCAAAAACTCAAGCCTTTTATGGACTTGGTTTGCGTGCTTTATCAAATCTTCTTTTGTTATGGTTACAACACCATTCTTTTTACTCATCTTTTCACCTCTTTTCTTTAACCTCATATAACGCATAAACTTGTGAATCTGGGTTAGCCCATGAAGTTGTAAGCGAAATGCCAATCACATTGCCATCAAAATAAACCCTGCCTTCATCGGTTATAACAAAATCACCATCATCATACTCAACCTCTATACTAGCACCAAGTTTGCCTTCCTTAAGCATCTCCCAAACAGTTTCATAATATGGGTGCAAATAATTTAGCATAGCTGTAGCGTGAATCTCGTTGCCTATAACTCGTGAATCTAAAACCTTAATAATCCACATCTTAGGCAAATCCAAGTTTAACAGGTTAGCGTGTTCAAGGTCTCCTTTAATACCTTGTAACTGGTTGCCAACTGTTTTAATAAATTGAGGATGAAACCGTTCACCTTTAGTTGTTTTGGAAGGTGAAGTTACAACAAACTCAATATATCTTCTAACCTCCTTATCTTCATCACCAATAGGTAAAAATTTTTCGTAACTCATAACTACACCATCTGAGTGTAAAACCCATTTACCTGATTTTGAAGGTTGATATTTTTTCTTAACAGCAGCCCAAGCTATTTTAAAAGCAGTAGTATCACCATATTTAACATATGCTTCGTTAAACACTTTCAAAAACAGTTGTTGGGCTTTTTTTGGTAAAGCCTTCCTAATTCGTTCAGGTAACTCTGAAATGGTTTTGTATGGCATTTTTATTTACCGAATATCTGGTCTTGTCTTGTGGTTGATTCGTAACCTGTTTTCTGGTTAAGTTTTTTAACATCCTTATCAACAGGTTGTCTGCTTGGAGCAGTCTTGTTAGTTAGTTCATCCTTAACTCGTTTAGCATTAAGATTCAATCTTGAAAAGGTTATATTCTCTGAAAGATAACCGTGTGATAAAAAGAATTTCAGCGTGTTCTCTGAAACGTTCAACGCTTTAAGTTGTAAAGCCATTTGAACTCTGTCCTTAAGTTCAAGCCTGTCGTAAGGGTTAAACACTATCTTGGCTCTTAATCCCATAGCCTTAAATAGTCTGGTATTTATCAAGGATTCAACCCTGTCTTTCAATGAAGTCACTTTGTCATTAAAGACCAGTCTGACTTGAACATCGCCAGCTCCTCTGGTTGCCCCTTCAACAAAACCAGCAAACACTGGCGGAACTCCAAAAAACTCGTAAATCTTACCTCTTAAATAATATAAAATTTCAAGTATATCTCTCAAAAACTGTTGGTCTGTTGGGAAAATGTGTTCAGCGTCACCTGTCAAGACAAGGTGACCTTTTGGATTTGCTGATTTCTCTTTCAACTGTTTCTCAAGCAAAGCAAACTGGTCTTTGCTTATTTGTTCCTTGATTATCCAAACATCAGGTAGTTTGTTGTTAGCATAAACAAAGTTAACATAATCTTCCAACAGTTTCTTTAGTTTAACCACATCATACAACGATTTCAAATCCTGATAACCCCAATAACCTGAAGTGGTTGGATAGAGTTCAAGTTCAACAAGCTCATCTTTGCTAAACTTGATTGGGTCAACTTGGGGAACTTGCTGGATATAGCCAAGAACATCTCCGTGCTTGTTAACAATAGGTCTAATATACGCTGGGCTTAAAACGTGAAGTTCTTCAGTTACGTTAACAATAACCGAACCGTTTTTAACAGGTTTCTTGATAAGATTAACATAAGATTTCCTAAACAGAATCAAATCATTCAAAATCTTGATAAGTTGTTCATCAAAAGAATATTTGCTTATAAGTTTCTTTAAAGCATCGTCATAAGATTCATCTTCCTTATCCGACCGAACTATCTTGTAGCCGCTTTTTATAACTGCATCTACAAGAATCCTAACAGCTGTAGAAACATCATCATCTTGCCAAAGCTCTATAAACTCGCTCAAATCATCTTTAGGTTGAACAGTCTGAGTCTCTTTATCTTCTGTGTCTACAGACACATACCCAGACAAGACATCAGGAGAGATAGCTTTGGTTGAATCCGCACGGATTTTCTTTGCCATTTGCGAAACCCTATATATATTAAACACTAATCATTTATAAATTTTTCGGTTTTTACTCAATGAAGACCACTCTAAACCCTTGATTTTCGCTATCAAACCACACACTTGCCGACATTACAAGCGAGTCTATAATATCATCACTACCCCTTCGTGGTTTATGTATACTTGGCATACCTAAACTTGTCTCTTCTTGCATCAATTCTTTCATTTCACGAATCAGTTCAGGAAATCTAGGAAACTTTAGAATTCCACTATTCATCATGCTTCTAAATTTCACATAGGCAGGAATCTTGTCACCACGCATTGTATGGAAATCAAACTCTTTAACAAAATAACCTTTATTATTCAAAGTGTTAATAAAATCTTTAGCTTGGATACAGTTATCCACAACAACTGTGCCTATCTTGTAAATGCTCTTCAAGAACTCAAGGTATAACAACACTTTCTCTGAAGGAGTCTGTTTATCAAACCGTTTATACTCAAGAAGTTTGATTATCCCATCATTTGGGTCTTTCCAAGTTACAGTGACAACGGTTCTGGATTCGTTCCAACCCAAATCAACACCAACAGAGACTGTGCCAAAACCATCATAACTTTCCTTAACCCTATCATCAACAGCTCTGTCAACAAGTATTGCTGAAAAGAAATTGCTACCTGAAGAGATGAAATCACATTCAAACTCTTGAGCAAAATAACTCAGGTCCATTTTCTCTCTTTGAAGGTTAACAAAATCTTTATAATTTTTGTCATCATTAATTGTATAAGGATAAAAAAGCCTAACGAACTCATGCTCGTCATACTTGTCAAAAGGGTCAACCAAATCATAAAACAATTCATCAACACCATTAGGAGTTGATAATAGTATTATCTTACCACCAGTTGTAGATACTGTTGGCAAAATTGTTGTGTAAAAATAATCCTTAGAAGAAGGGTTGTTCAAAAATGCTGCTTCATCAATAAACACAACAGAAAAAGTTTCACCTCTAACCTTCTCTGTTGGTGGATAGGATTTTATAAATGAACCATTCTTAGCACCAGAAATAGTTTTGGAAAACTCTATCATCTCTGAGTTCATTCTCTTAACTAAATCTGTAAAATAGTTAGACCATTTGTCACCAAACTGTCGGCTCAAATAGTTCTGACCAGAATGCATCTGTTGCAAGACATATTGATTCAACAGTTTTTTAGCTGAATCATCTGATTTAGAGATTATGCCGATAGAGGTCATATCATGCAAACCAGCAGGATATTTATTAAACAAAGCTGACCATAACGCAAACACTCCAACCGCTGTAGACATACCAATTTGTCTCGCTTTAACAACAACAACCTTCTTATTTTTGATAATTGTCTGGAAAAAATAATCTTGATAAGGTCTAATAAGTTTATTACCACGCATACCGAGCATATAAATAGCAAATATGCTAGGGTCTTCTCTCGCTAAAGATATCTTAAACTTACCTTTAGTATCTTTAAGAGAAATACGGTCATAAAATTCTGTAAGATGCTCTTCAGTTATCTCTGTTTGTCTCATTTTCAATCTTCTTTACAGGAACATCTACAACAGGCACATCAAACTCTTTCTCTTCATCAACCAAAGCTTTAAGAACGCCAGCTTTTGTGTCTGCTGAAACCAAAGTATATTTGTTAAACTCTTTTATAAACTCCAACAACACTTTCTGATA